GTATTGTTTTTTAATGAGATATTGTTACCATCTGTTTCAAATGACTCTTCAGTATTTACTATTGACTCAGTTCTTACTGTATTGAACACTTTATTATCGAACTTAATGTCATTAGTATAAACTTTATGGGCTATAGTGGCTGAATGAACTTTTAAGTGTATTGGCAAGAAATAAGTCTCATAGTAATACTTTAAACAAGACAATTTCAATCCCATCTCATAAAATGTATAATCATAATAAGGTTTCCAGTAAGTCCATTTGTCATCATCATAGCCAACTTTTACTGGAATCTCTTTTTTAAATAAATCTTCAAGTATAGGTTTGCCTTCGCCAAAGAAATCAGCATTTGGGTCAAAATTATATCTTTGACCTGTCTCTTGGTTTTGCTTAAGCTTGATAGATAATAATGTGCTGTTTCTAAAATATTTAAATGATTTAATTAGATCAGTCTTGAGATTAAACCAATCATGTATATATTGATCTTTTATTTCATTATCTGTCTTTATTAGTTTTGTCAATGTGAGGTGATCTTTATAACCAAACCATTTTAATGAGTTGTTAGCTGACCTAAAATTACCACGTTCACCCTTGATATTCATAAAATTAATAAGGTATTCTTTAACCTTTAAGTTATATAACTCTTCATTGAATACATCATTTATGAAACTTTGTTGGTAAACTGCCCTAAACATCTCCTTAGGTAAAGTAATACCTAAGTTTTGCCCATTTATCGTCAAGATCTCATTCTCATCTTTGAATATTCCACCAACACTAATACTTGCCCAATCTTCGGTAACAGAATCATAGACATCACTTTTATTGTTCACATGTATCAAGATATTGCTGATCCATGTTCCTTCATCTTCAGATTTTCCTAAAACATATATAGGGATGACAGCCACATTTGAAGTAGGCCATTTGTTAGAATTTTCATCTTCATTAGACATAGTTAGGACACATAAATCATCATTAGATAATTTATTGAATTTGAAGTTATCTTTAGAATTTAAGTTATGAACAATATTAGAGATAGTATTGTTTTCATTGATGAGATTTTGAATATCTATTGAATTCAACAACCAAAATTTATGAGAATCCAAAGAAATAGTTATATCCACTAACTCATCAAAAGATTTATCATCATATTCATCATAAGGTACCACCAAATTAATGACTCTACTATAATAGTTATTTACCGATAGTGAAGAAGTAATTTCATTATCTATCCAAAAAATATAATCATTTTCTTCAAATTCATGACCTATAGGTTCCTCAGAATATGAAGGTAAAGAAAAAATATGTCCACTATTATCTATGAAATCCATCCAATTATTATATTATCTATTTAATATTTTTAGTTATATAAAAATAAAAAAAAGAGCTTAATTTTAAGCTCTTATTTATTGTTTTGTAATATGTTTGAAAGTTTTTAACTTATCTATATACTTGAACATTAATATTGTTCGTAAATCAATCAATTGCAAGAAGGTGACAAATATTGAATTACCTTTGAACAAGATCTTTGGCAAGACTTTATTTAACAACCCATTTTTTGCATAGTCATATCTGTTGTCACCATTGTAAGTATATTTCTTAAATGATTCAGTTCTATATTCTAATGATTGCTTGATATCCATAATTCAACAAATTTGTGTAGCAACACCAATTCCTGAGATTTCACTAACACGTTGGTTTACAGGTTGTGTGTTGTTAATTAATTTTTTATTCTCATTCATCTTAAATCTCATTATATCACCATTTTTATATTGGTCATATAATTCTTTTTCTACTTTTGTTAAGTTATTAGCGTGATTTAGATTGTCATTTAATATATCTCCATAAGTCTTAAAAGAACTTTTATTGTATTGGTTTAGTAATTCAAATAAATCCATTGTTATATATTAAATTGTATTTGTATTAAAGAAATAATCAGCGGAATGTTGCTTGTTACACCATTCGTCTATCTTATCCATCTCAGTATCAGCGCTATCTTCAAATCTCGAATAGTTTATTGTTACATTACCAGGCATTTTGTATTCGAAAGTACCTAATATTGTGGCCATCGATTTTTTTCCTAAGCAAACACAATATCTAAAGAAATAATAAAGCTTATATAAATCTTGTATTTTACATCTTAAGAATGTTTGTAATATAAGATTTGAATAACCTAATGCACCAAGTACTACTAAATCATTAGAATAAGCATTATAGTTAAATGTTAATGGGCTTTCAAAAACGGCTTTATATGTTTGTACTTCATAAAGTGCTCCCATAACATCAGTCAAATTATATCCTGTACCACTACCAAATACATCACTTAATGTTCCACCACTACCAAAAGCTAATGCCGAATTATTCAATATCATACGTTCAAGTGAAAAATCACCCATTACTGCATATTGGAAATTATCTGTTGTTTTGTATACCCCAAATACAGAAACAATTCTTGGTGGAAGTTTGATTACCAAGTTAGGTCCACATTTATTTATATCAGAATTTCTAATACAATAATACCTCTCTTCTATAGCTCCATCATAATTCTCCCAAAAATATTGAGCAGCTTGCAAAATAAGTGGTGGAATAGCTGCGGCTGGAACAGGCAATGGTAATGCACATGATTGTGTCAATTCTTGAACAATTCTTTGGATAAATTGATAATCAATTTGATCTTCCCATTGTGCTCTGAGTTTTATTGCTTCTTCAGCGGATATGTTTTTAACTCCATTTTGTTGGGTATTTTGTTGTATACAATTCATATATTATTATAATATTTTCATACATTTATTAAAAATAATTAAAAACATTTAAATTATATTCGGGAAACCTTGTTTATTGTTAAAAAATTAAAATTCCAAAATAACTATTTTAAATCAAATTAACAAGTAAACATTGATGCAAGGAGTTTTGAATTTAGGAAAGTATTTAACTGAACTTAATAAAATATATTCAAAAAATGACAAGCAATCATTAACAGAGACACTTAATAATTTTAGGCAAATTTCAGAAGAATATAAAGATTTTAACGAGACTAAAGAAGATTTTAAGTATTCATCATATAATTTTCAAGAATGTACAAAAGAAGAGCAATTAGAGTTCTATAATGACCAACTACAGTTATTAGAATGTCTTGTTATCAATAGTATATATGAGAAACAAGGTTTAGTTTGGAACTGGGGAGATATATATAAATTATTGATTAACCCATTATATGCAAAGGTGGAGAAGGCAAACAGAAAAGTTGTCTATTCCACAAGTGCAAATATCCGTCCTATAGGTAATGGCTCATTTAATATGTGGAATGGGTTGCAAATAATTGATATTGATATAAAGAATGTAGAGTTAGCCGAAAAGTTAAAGGGCGTAATATTTGATGAACTCAAGAAATACAATTGGTTTTTGGGTGTTTGTAAATCTGCTTCAAGAAAAAGTTTGCACGTTTGGACAAAAATAACACCATTATCAATAGAAGCTAATAATCGTAAAATAGAGTATCTTTGTAATTTTAGGCATAAATATTCATACGTATATATAGTGTTGACTAAATATATGCAAGAATTCAAATATACTAAAGAAAAGATATTTGAATACATGGATATGGCAATGGCTAAGCCACAACAAGGTATCTTCATATCATCAGATGATAAAGCTTTGATGAATATGAATTTTAAAGATTTGCGTCTTGATGTTAATTTTGAATCAGCATTTATTAGTGGTGTCGAATCTATAAATTGGATTTCTCACCCTGATTTGAAAGATATTTTTCATAAGCTTGAATGGTTCAATACAGATAAAGAGACAGATGATATTGATATTGGCACAATTACAGGTATTAATGATAGAGATCAAGAAAAAAGCTTGGGTAGAAAACACTATAAGCACGCTCAACGTTGGCAATTAGCTAACACATTAACTTCTATATATGGATATGATGAGGCATTAAGGCTTATGGTAGAGATATGTAAAGGAACAACTAAACGTGAGTTAGCTGGTGACGTAAAGACGGCATCTATTCATAACAAACCAATATCAACATGGGCTATTAAAGAGCTTAACTCTCAACATGGATTTAACTTGAAGATAAAGTCTGATGATTTATATAAGAAGGAGATAGAGAAGCTTGAAGATACTCTTAAAAATGATGATAATCAAGGCGAAGACCCAATTAAAGTATTGAATGATAATACTGAACATGTGGAGCTTCATTTGAAGGCGAACCAGTATCTTTCAGATATCAAGGAAGATATTATGAAGAATCTATCACATATCACTCTTTTAGAAGCTGGTGCTGGATATGGAAAGACTGAGATGATTAAATCTTTAAAAGCTAAGACGATTCTTATATTACCGTTTACCTCAACAATTAAAGCAAAAGTAGAAGCAGATGAGAAGACTTCTGATTGGTTATATTATTACGGAAATAAAAGACCAACATTAGATGAGATATTAGGAAACAAGAATATGTCTATGACAATTGACAAGTTTTCGAGATTGAATGTAATGGAATTGGACCAAGCTAATTTTGAATATATCGTAATTGATGAGTCTCACTTATTATTTACAAGTTCATATAGAGATGTTATGACACCAACAATTCAGAGATTAGCTAATTGTAAAGCTAAGATAATTATGATGACAGGTACACCAACTGGTGAATTGTTATTCTTTCCTGGAATTAAACATATTAAAGTAATCAAAGAAGATTTTAGACAAAAAGAGTTTGAAATCAGAACGGTTCCTACTAAATATGAAAAACTCATTGAGATGGCTAAGTCAATGGCTAAAGACATCACAGAAGGAAAGAAAATATTATACCCAACAAATCGTGGTAATTTGTATTTTGAACAAGTTGTAGGTCTTATTCAGGAATTTCTTGATATTATGAAATATCCTAATAAAGTTAAAGCATTCTATTATAAGAAGTCTAATTATGGTGAAGAGACAATGGAGAATATCAATGTTGATAAGACTATTGGAAATAACGATATAGTGTTTTGCACATCATATCTTTCGGTTGGAGTAGATATTTGTGATAGATATACATTTAGCGTATATTTCAATGAGCCATGGATAGCCCAAGATATTGAACAGTTTGCAAATAGACTTAGAAACAATGATTTGTTTATAAAACTATTCTTAGAAAAAGAAGACTCAACAGGATTTCCTATAGACTATTATCATCCACACCCATTGGATTTATCTATATCACAGAAAGATTTATTGATTGCGAGAGACTTGATTAGAACATGTAATGATATGCTTGATCGAAATCAAGAAGAGTCAAAGTACAATCCACTTATCCAATCATTATTAGGCGCTAATAAATATTTGAAATATGATGAGAATGATTGTAGATACTATATAGATGAGACAACATATAAGCTTAGAGTATTTGAAGAAAGATATTCAGATTATTCTAAGCAATTACCAATGATGATTAAGGGTATGCAATACTATGGGTATCATACAACAACAGTTGACAGTAATGAGAGAGTACCAGAAGACAAGTTGCAATGGTTAGAAGAGTATTTGAAATCTTGTAGACATCTTAGGTTTGATTATTGGACAAAGCAAACATTTAATTTCTTAGACCATTTGAATGACGGAAATATTGATACATATAAAGAACTATTAAAAGGTGATTATGCAATATTTAAAGATGATGAATTTAGAGAAGTTCGTGAGGAGAATAATCTATATGTAGAGAGTATTGAGATATTGGAGAAAAATCTACCAATTGTAATAGGACTTTATAGATTCTATGATTGTGATACTATTCGTGATATTTTTGATTATTGTGTAGATAAGAGGCAAAACAAAATAAACTATACAAAATTGAATAGAATACGTAAATTTGTATTGATTGAAGTGAATAGGCGTAAGAAGCGTATTGATTTCCCTATATATAAATTTATAGTTGATGCACAAAAATGGGCAAAGGAGAATCCAGTAGTGACAAAAGAAGAAATATTGAGATGGATCGCAGATTGGGCTGCTAAATATGCAAATACAATCAAAGATATAGTAGTAGATGATATTGATTTGTTAGAGCATATTTTTGAATTGATGCAAGAGTTATTTGATGTGATAATTGTGCATTCAAGGCCAAAAAATGGAAACATATCTATTAAACCATTTGAATTGATATGGGAAAGAAAAGAAGATTTGGCAAATATATATGGTAATAGAAACACTAAGGAATTCTTTTCTGAACTTATTGATAATATTGATACTAATAAGCTTGAAAATGATGATGAAGAATTGCCAGAATTACCACATACTGAAAAGATGAAATTATCTGATGTAGAACCAGAATTAATGAATGTAATACATAATCAATTTGGATATTTTGACTACTCTAAGTTGGATGAATCAAATGATAGATTCATGAGAAAGCAAGAGACGAATAACTCACTTAAAGATAATATATTTGCTCAAATAGAAGATGATATGCCGGAGAATTTAGGAACTAAAAATAATCAACTTGAGATTGAATTTGGTTAAAAATATTATATATGAAATTATGGTAATTGCAAATTCATGTGCTGGAGCTTTTACATATTGTAATAAAGAAGAAAACCGCAATTATAAATATGATAACCCATTTGTTGGATGTACAATATTTGAAGATTCATATTATAGGTTATTGAGGGATTTTGACAAAATTGATTTTATGAATTATAATCTTGATACAAAAAATTTCCCATTACAACCTGATCTAAAAAAGAATTGTATAAAGCTTTATGATACCAATAATGAAGAGATAATTATATTTTTTATTCATTATGACGAACTTGATGTGGTGGAACAACATTGGAAAGATAGGGTGATTAGGTTAATTGAAAAGCTGAAAAATCCAAATTGGAAAGATGATACACTATTTATATATTCACCATATTTTGCGAAAAAACAGATTAAATTGAAATATCCTGAATATACCGTATACCATAGTATGATATTGAATAGTTTTGATGACTTGAAAATCTTAACAGATTATATAGAAGGAGAAAATAACAAATGCTCTGAAAATATAGATTTCATACGTTTAAATATAACCACTATTCAGAAGTATCTAATTATGTATATAAAAATTATCCCAAGTATTGTAATTTTGCATAAATAAAAAAGAGAACTATTAATAGTTCTCTTCTATTTTAGGTTTGTTCTTTCAGAAATTATTTCTTCTTCATTTCGAATATCAAGTTTGGCATTCATCCTAGATTGTTTGTTTAATCTATGGCGATCAAATTTATTCCAATACCCACGAGACCAAATAGTGCCAGTATTTTTGTAAAGATGCATTGAAGGATCTAATGCTTGATATTCTTTCCAATTTTCTGCAGGTCTCCAATAACGATGATTAATTTTGCGTCTATAATTATGTACTGGTTGTTCTTCTGGGTCACAAGGAACCGTTGGGGTGTGCCACATTTGATAGTACATTTTGACACGTCTATCCCAAATTACTTTATTACGACGTCTTCTTTCCGCTCTATTCATTATTTTTTGAATAATTTATTTAATGCATTGAACTCTGTATTAGTAAATGTAATATTTGCTTTCAATATTTTACTATATACAGAATCAAGAAGTTTTTGTTCTTTGATTTTTTCTTGTTTCTTTAGTTCACGCTCTTCTGTAAGAGTATGGCCACTAATTCCCTTATAAGCGTTATCTTCAAATTCTCTCTTCCAAGCTGTAAAAGTAGTCTTGCCCTTCTTAATTGCTTCTTTGAGAGAAGCTACCTTCCCAGAACTTAACCCATAAGCAGACCCATACCACTTGCAATATAGAGCTGACATTTTATCTTGTAAATCATTATACATTTTTGTATCTGCTCCATAAGACATATTTTGATAACGTGGAATATATCCATACTCATCCACTTTAACTTCTTTTGCCATAGTGATCTTACTTATTTATAATAAATTCCTCAATATTGATTGTTATTACATTCTCAATTCTTGAGTAAGTATATTTTGTGATGTTCAATTTCTTGTTCTTGATTCTCTTCTGCTTTCTATTAACTACAGGAAGGTAATAATTAAATCCATTATACCAATTCTCCTTAACTTCATTGAAATGATAAATTACATCACCAATTCGAATATCTCCTTCCATGTCAGGATTATATTCTGGAGTGAACTCTATCATTTTTTTGTTCTTCAGCTTTTCCTCAAGGCTATTTACTATTTTATTGTTCTCCTTTTCTTTTTCAAGATCTTCAGGACTTATAAGATATTGATGAGCAACCTTTTGATTATTAAATTCAGAAATTCGATAGCGAATCTCATATCCATTGGCTTTAAGGATTTCACCTACATATTCTTTGTGTTCCCCATCGATATTGTCCCAATACCATGCGAGATAATTCAAATCTGTGTTATCGATCTTCTCATACTTATACTTACCGAATCTAAATGTATCTACATTATCCCAAACTTCCTTTGTAGTATACCAAGAGGCAGATTTACCACGAAGATTCTCATCAACAGGAAGATTAGGATATTTTTTCATAGCGACTTCCTTGTCAAATGAGATGTTCTTAATGAATGTATAATGGGTTATCATATAGTTATGGCCATTTCCAAGTGGTTTTGTCTCTTCTGTAATTGACCAAAGTGTGTAGAACTTGTTTGCGAAACCAATTGCGTATGTGTTCATAATTATATTTGTTTGATTTACATATATAATATAGAATAATATATAAAAAATTCAAACAATATAAAAGAAAAAATCCACCTACTTTCACAAGCAAGTGGATTTAAAATGTCTAATTTAAAAATTTATGAATGTAAAAATTACTTTACATAGTTTTCATTCTTAGGTTGTTCAACAGGATCATCAGTACCATAGACATTACGATACTTTTGGAAGTCCTCATACTTAACCTTGACAATAAGTCTCTTACCCATACGGTTACGAAGACCAAGATCTGTGCGAAGAACAAGACCTTCTGCCATTTTAGCATCTGGGTTTTGTGCAACCTGTGAACGGAAACCTTTACGAACAAATGCGATAGCCTCATCAAGAGTAAAGTAACCTATAAGAGGTACAATAGGAGCACCAAGCTTAGTTGCAATATCATCACGGGCATCTGTCTTGAGGTATATGTCATTGACCTTCACATCAAATACAATGAACTCGTTTCCACCCTTGATGTACCAGCCACCTTGTTGAATTCCTTCACCATAGCCTTCACCATAGATAGTGTATATATCAGGAATCTGCTCATAAGTCAACCAATTGTGCTTCAACTCCCAATCCTCGACAGGAATAAACTTCTCGAGACCAAGAGCGGCAAGAATCTTCTCTTCTGTATACTTCTCTTGCATGTGCTTAAGAAGGTTCTTTGGAATCTGTGCATTATCGGTCTTACCAGCGATACGAACATTAAACTTAACACCAGCTACTCCAGGTACTGCGGAATTTTCCAAAGGTACGATTTCCTTAGTGACCTCAATTCTCATTGATGTTCCATCAATTTTTTCCTCTCCTCTCCATTTTAGATTTCTTAAATACTCAAATTCCGGTTCGGTGAATGGATCATACTGCATGATTACATTCTTTGCATCTCTCATAAAGATTGTGTTAATCTTCTGATAGGTGTTCTCACTTCTTTTTTGTTTTCTCATAATTGTTTAAAATTTAAATGTTTTTACTACTAAATTTGTTTCGATCCTATTAGCTCAGTAGCAGAACATCTTATTTCTTATTTACTTTCTTTATTATCTCTTCAAGATACTCATCCGGATTCTTTCCTTCATTATGAAGTTTTTGACCAAGTTGCATTGCATAACGCCAATCATCTGAACCATCTTCAAGAGTATCTACATAATCCCAAAATGTTGTTGGTTTTACTGGTTCTTTTGGCATCAAATCTTCAATATCAATCCAATCATCACCAAGCAAATCTTCTATCCTCAATTGAGTATCATTATTTAAAGTATCTGGGGTTTTACCAGCTTTAAATACGACAATCCTAATTAATTTCTCAGTATGCTTCAACTGGATAAATACATTATTGGGCCAACTTTTACGTCTGATATAAGAATGACTCTTAAACTGTTCAAATATTTCTGGAAATGTCATATTTATTAAATTTGATTTACTAATACAATATAGAATTTTATCTGAAAATTTCAATTGGTTTATACGATAATTTTTATTTTTATATAACTAAACAAATAAATTTTAAATCAATCATGGCTTATACGTCAGATTCAATTGAAAATATTATTAAATCACTTACCATAGGTGACAAAACATACCCATTAGGAGTACAATATGCCGATAAAGCAGATTCGATGAATGTAACTGCAGCAGTAGGTTCATCAAAACAACCGGTTTATCTTAAAGCAGATGGAACATTTGGTACAATAAAATATTCAATATCTAAAAGTGTGCCATCTACAGCTGTATTTACAGATACTACTTATCAGCTTACTTTGAACGGTACTACAAACGGTGGTGGTACCACTGATTTAGGTACTATATATGCTCCAACATCTGCTGGTACTAATGGGCAATATTTGATGTCAAATGGTAGTGGAGCACCATCATGGGCGGATTTCTCGACTTTATTATCACCTTATGTAACTAAACAAAATTTAGAGGCATATGGTAATTGGATTACTATATTTGCAAACTCGTCAAATAATTACGATGTAGGATTTAAAGTTTTAAATGAAACCAATGGCAACTCAACAATTATGGATTCCGATGGAATTTTATTTCATAATGGCAGTACTAATGCAATGATATGTTTACAGAATAATTCGAATATTTTATATCTTGGACCTACAAATGTAGCCATTGATGGTGATCTTCATATATATGGATCCAAATTACACTTAGGTATAGCATCTGCTGATGTAACAATTAGTACGGATGTAGATCATCATAATGCAGATAATAGCCATGTTGCAATTTTTAATAGTAGGTTAGAAGTAGATAACACAATATATTTATCCGATGATAATCAAGAGTATATATCTATAAGTACAAATGCCAACGCTGCTGACCCATCTGTTAAGACTTTATTTATTGATAGTGATTTAGAAATAGGTAGTACTCTATATTTATCGGATAACCAAATAGATCATGCAAGTATATGGACTGATGGTGGAGGAGATCTCCTTTTTGACGGTACTAATTTTGAGTTTGGTCAATCTGGGAATTTCATTGTAAATGGTCCTATTTCTTTAAAAGGAGCTAAAAATACTGGTTCAGCAACAAAACCTATTTATATTGATAATTTAGGAGAAATTAAACCTACAACATATACATTAGGTGCATCTGTTCCATCTACTGCAAAATTTACAGATACTACTTATAAGCTTACTTTGAACGGTACTACAAAGGGCAGTGGTTCTACTAATTTAGGTACTATAT